CTCGCTCGTAAGACTTGCGCCCAGCCTCGTTCAACCCACCCTTCGGGTTCTTGCCAGCTTTACGAGTCCATGCGGCTGTCATCGGTACCTCGATGTTTTAGCAGCGATTTTCTTCGGTTGAGCGACAAACTGTTTGCCCTGCGCCTTACCAGCACGCTTTGCTCTCGTCGTCGCTGCGTATTCAGCAGACGATAAAGCCTTGATAGCCTTCTCCGGCAGATATCGCTCACCTGTCTCGGATGATGGCTTACCGGACTTGGTGCGCCATTTCTGCGCCCCCCAATCCTTCAGGCTTTTCTGCGGGGCTTTCATTTCTTCTGTTTCTTGTGACTCAAAACCTTGCTTGCAGGAGTGTGCTTGGCTCCAGTCATCAACACCCCACCGGCCTTGTGCGTCGGGCCTTTGTAGGGCTTGCCATTCGGAAGATAGTGCGGAACACCTTTAGCCACGGTACCCACCCCCCTTTGCCTTGTACTCTCTGGCAAGAAGCTGCGCCTTCCTAGCTGACCACTCACCCGCTGCCGTACCCTGCACAGATCGAGACTTGATCGCGTTAAACAACCGCTTCCTCATCTCTGGCTGTGTGTAGTTGCCAGCAGCGTTGACCTTCGACTTCATTTCTTGCTCGGCATCTTTGCGTAGGACTTTTTCGGCGTCTTAGCGATCATCTCTTTTGCTACCGACATCGGAACACCAGTCGCCTTAGAACCCTTCTTAGACCCTGCCGCTGCGTACATGAGTCGCTGCTGCGCTTTGCTAGTGATCGGCATATTAGTCCTCGACAATGTGGGAGAGGTGGCCTATTCGCCCTCGTACCCCTATTCTACCCGTTTCATTGAGAATGTCACGAGGTAAAAACTTCCAGAACCCATGCTCAATATCGAACACCTTGCCCCGATCCCACTGACTGTGGAAATACTTCTCTGACCGCTCCAGCGTCTGAATCACCTGCGGGATCACCGTCTGGCAGAACGAATAGAGCCTCGTCATCAGCATCCCATCCGTCCCGACCTGCTCCATCGAGTAACCAGTCTGCCTAACTGTCGCAAATGTCGCCTTGTTTGCAGGGTGGGCTTGTAAATCAAACCCGTCCGTCAACACATATCGACCTGAAATCTTGAAGATGTGACTGTAAAGCGTCGGGATGCGATTGAGTGCCTCTATCGTCGTCCGATGTTCGATAGCGTTTTTAACATAGGCAACGTCCCGATTCTTGTCGTGAATATCTTTTATCCATTGCTGTCCATGAAACCGCAGTATTTTTACTCGGGGATAATAAATATCCTGCGGGTCATAGCTCGATTCCAATAACCAAATGCTTGCAGTCGGAACCTTGTGATGGATTGATTCCAACGTCTGAATAGTTTCCTCCAGACGTATCTGGTCTCGGTTAATCGCTGAAGTGACGAGAAACAGAATCACCATTTCCCCTTGGTGCTCTTAAATTCCTGACTGCCAAAAACTAATCCACCGTCATACGGCAAGCCAGCAAAATGAGTCGGAGTAAAGAACTGGCTCGGAAACACAACAAGGTCACGATAACGATACTCGTGAAACGTCAGCGTCAATCTCGTAGGCCCACAGAACTCCCATGCCATCAACTCCCCCGGCTCATCCTTCGACAGGTCATCCACAATCTGACCGATGAACGGGTTCTGAGGCTCGGCACCCACCGCAGCGTTGGTCAGCAATCCTGGTCGCAAAAGCTCGGATTCTGACGTTGCCCAGCATCTAGGCTCTAGCATCCACTCAGGAATGGCCCTAGAAGGCTCCAGATCGGCGTCTAACGCGATCCCGCCGTGTCGGTATAGGATCTCCCACCTCATGCAGTCTGCGACGCCACAAAGCTCTCTATTCCAGAAGTGCCTCATGTGCTTGGCAAGCACCCAGCCGGAGGATAGGTCTTTGTTGCCCCACAGCATGACCTTAAAGTCAGGGTTAAGCTCTGTCCAGCGTTCGATGGTCGAGGTCGGGATTTTTGATTCGTCGCCCACCCAGACGAAGTGCAGGATCTTGGGGATCACAAAAAAATCCCCCTGCAATAGGGGGAAAAGGAGGAGACGCTCACAGTTTATCCCGTTGCAATTCGATCTGTCTAGCGCAGATTCTGGCGTCAGTTGAGATTTCCAGCGCGAGATTTATTGCGCGGTCGATGTCTTTTTTTAGCAGCAGGTCGTGCAATTTCGATAAGTTCATCTTCATCGTCAGGTAATTCGTGATCCAGTCCTGCATAGTTTGCACTCCATAGTTGATAGTTTTGACGCATGACTCTGCGATCCATTGGTTCGAGTCCTGCGATCCTTTCGTGTGATGTGTTGTTCATTATCCTTAAAAGTTGATCGCGAAACACTGGTGGATCGTAATCCAGCCAATCAAGGTATCCGTCAGAAGCGTCTGAAAACAGGAATCGACACGCTGTCCTAGCTTCGACAGTCATGCGAGGACGTTTATCTTCCATGACAGGACGGTGCGTCATGTCTCGGATTGCCAAAGATACGACAGCAGCTAATAGTCGGGCTTCAGGTTGTGAGTCCACGTTTGGCCTTTTCGATTGCTCGGTTGATCCAGCTTGGCGGGGTGGAGATTTCAGCAGAGACGTAGTAGATCGACTGGTAGGGGTGGGAGACATAGACAGCGTTGATGGCTGCCCTGTCATCTGGCCCTAGTTTCTGGACTACAGCATCAACGATCTTCGCGTCTGTCTGATCTGCTAGCGGCTCTTTCCGCTTCCATGCTGCCCAATTGTGTAGCCTCGACTCCACAGAACCTCCCTGATAGTGCGCGGAACCGTTCAGCCCCGCAGTGAAAACAAACATAAAGTTCGACAACAGAATGCTCAGTGATTGATTGATCGACAAGTCTGAAATCATTTTGGCAAGTCATGGCTTAAGTACCTCAGTTCGACGATCCTTGCACATTCTCTCAGCTTTGATACGTTCGTTCGCTTCATGACCTCGATTGCGATTGCAACGAAGGTTTCGACTTCGGCACGCTCATCGTCACCCCACCCGATCAGTTCTGCAATACAAGACTTGAGACGCTCGTCCTTTAGCTTTGCGATTGTCTCAACGACATACTCCAGGTCATCTCTCGACAGACTGTTGCGCTGCTGGACGAGTTCTATCATCCGTCCTGCAATCTGATCGACAGTGATCGGGTCTTTACGCATTTGTCTCCTTATAAGTTTTCAAATTGCTTTCTGTCGGCCATGGCAGGCTTCCGTGCCTTCGCCTTCCAAATTCGCTCATGGATTCACACAAGTACAAATTTGATAACCTGTTATCTAGCCCTTGGTTGTTGATATGAATGACAACCTCGGTGCGCTTTATCATTCTCCCTAAGTATTTTGAAATAATTATCCGGTGCTCAGCCATGTATTTGCCTACATAGCCTTGGCGTTTTCCAACCAACACAAACTTATGATTTGCGTGCTTTTGCACATGCTCGCCGCCACGGAACCCATGGGCGTTCACTCCTGAGAAAAACACATTCTTACATTTAACAGAGCATGTGTACTGGTTTTCTTGTCTTTCTCTACTGATTGGATAAAACATCACGCCGCAAACAGCGCATGGTTTTTCTTCAAATGATCGCGATCCGGCTACAAAGCACTGCTTCGAGCAGTACAATCTTCGTCCATCCCCCCACGTTGCTGTTGATGATCGTTTCGCTATAAACATAGAACCACAATACAAACACGCTTTATCTGTTGGTTGTACACAGTTCCCTAAAAAACATTTCCGACTACAGAACCTTCTATCCGCACCGTGGTCGGGACGCGCCAAAAATGTGTCATTGCAGTTTCGGCATGTGTACTGTGTGCGAGGTAGCAAGCCAGATTTGTTGCGGCATGTAATAGAACAGAAGCGAGATTTGTTTTTCCTATGGTTAGGACATGCGTACTCTATCTTGCAATGCTCGCAAGTTTTAACAACAGCTGGCCCGTATGTCATGTGTTCTTCTCTTTTAGCTTCGCATCAACCATATAAACCAGCGCCTGCCAGTTTGTTTTGTCGCCGAACGTCGCGCGATTGACTAGAGCACGCGCTTCGTCGTCCGTCAGTTCGACCCATTGGCGCGGTTCCGTGTAGAGCGGAGTCGTATGTGGTGGATCTGGCTCCATCACAAAACAATCGGGCCAGCCGTGGATGCGCTCGTCAACGTAAGCGACGGGTTTGTTACTCATTGGTTGTTTTCCTTTAGTTTTGTTTCGTCGCCAGACCCGCCATCACCGTTACGCCATCCGATCTCAAAATTCAGCCAACCAATCCCAATCCAGAACTCATCATCAATTCCTAAGGCAAGAGCAGGCCACACCAAGAAGTGCGGTTGGTCGTGTTCAAAATAGATCATCCATTCTTCTCCTTTAGCTTTGCTTCAACACCTCTTATTGCTTTAATAAATTCTTCTTCCGACATATAGTCGTAAAACCCTTCCAAGTTTTCCATCTCCTCCTCCGTCAGCCCGACCCATTGGCGCTTCTCAGCCTGCTCGATGGCAGCGCGGAGGGCATCACGTTCACACTGATATGCGTTGTCGTTGCCTTTATTGGCTTCATGATCCAACGCCTCCAGCGCCTGTCGCATTACCTCGATGCTCATCTCCGTCTCCACAAAAACCGCAACGTCAGACCATCAACGAAGTTCTTCTTAAACCGCGTCTCCGGTGCCCAGATCACATAGCCAAGCACGATGCCAACTGCGTAACCGATGAAGAAACATTCGGTCATAGCCAACTCCATGCGAGCACATACTTACGACGCCCATCGCGCACATCAATCTGCCGATATTTTCGTGGCAGTCGTTTTGCAAAATATCTCGCTCGGCCAATAGAGCGCGTGACGATGAAGTTTGTGTAACCGCACGGTGTCACTAATGGGCGCTTTAGCATCACGCAGAAGAATTTCATGCCTCCCCCTTCAGCACTTTGGCTGCATACAGATACTGATTGTGCTGACCGCCAGACCGCTCGTGCAGGCGCTCTAGTATCAGGATGCACCGATCACGTTCGTAGGCTGCAACACGATCTGCAAAGCGCATCAGAAAGGCTACGTCTTTCTCTGGCGTCTCCGATAGCTCCCAAAACGCTCCAGCTTCTTGAGCCATCTTCAGGATCTCGTTTTGGTTCATCGCTCCAACCTCCCGTTTGGATTTCCATCTCCGTCAACACTCATAGCCTCCGCTGGCACCTCGTAAGTTGACCATCTGTGCTCGCAGTTGGAACAGTCTCGGAGTCGCCACTTCCACCCATATCGAGTGTCTCTCCGGCTTTCCTTGACCTTGCTCTGCCACGAGCCGCATACAGGACACAGGCTCATTTCTTCTTCCGGTTGTCGTTGATCGTGACAGGAAACCGATCCCCGAAGTCAGCAAACGTCAGCCTGTCCAACCTCGCTGCCATCGTCCTGCGGATGACCTGCTTCCCGTTCCACCGAAACCGATAGCCAGCAAGATGGTACTCAGTTATTCCCTTGAGATCGGCTATCAGTGCATCGACTATTCTCTGCTCGTCTGTCATGGTTTGGTATTGGGGGAAACCCTAGTTCGTTTTGCCTCAAGCATCGCTTTCATGTCTGCCAGCGCAGACCGACCGACATCCGTCTGAACCTTTGGGGCTGGCAGTGCTGTAACCTGCCTGTGTTCCACCCTGTCGAAGTCTCGATACATCCGCACGAACTCAGCAAGGCTAGGGGGCCATTGCCGGTCCAGTGTCGGAAGGGTGTGCAGAATGCGCTTGATGATGTCTGGATTGGCTGACTCTAAGAAGATCTGCCAGGACTGGTTTGCAGCCATGATTGCGTTGTCGTCGTCCAGATACATGGCTTTCACCTTCTGCGCCCCGTACAGAGTCGCAAGGTGCGTCATCATCCGTTCAGCTAGAGGATAGGCGTCTGGCATTGGCATTCCCCAAGTTGATGACTCGTCCAAAGATCAGATCCTCTTTCTTGGTTGGCTTCTTAGGTACCACCCACTCAGCCTTAAAGCCCTGCCAGCCACGATCTACACACTCGTTTAAGGCTTCCTCCAGCGTGTAGCCAGCAAGCTCTGCCTCTGTGCGTATCCTGTGGATAACTCTATCTGTAACGATGGCTCTTTTCTGCTTGCGGTGGGCTATGAAGTCATCCCAA